GAAGGGCGGCACGCTGTTCACTATCAACTACGCACACAAGGTCCATAAGCCGGTTGAGTATGTGACACCGGCAATCCGAATAAAGGAGTGATGACATCAGCAAGCAACCAGTCAAAGTTGAGAACTCCAGCCACGTCCATTACCACGCAGAGTCACCGGCCGCCATTGCCACCATCGCATTGTGGCAGCTTCGTGGATTGCTGGCACTGCTCGCCGTCGCCACGCTGCGTACCATCATTGCCGGCGAGTGGCGAGCGCTGTTGACGGTCGATGTGGTTGCCGTGGTCGGCGCATTGTTGGGCGGCGAATGGGTCGCCAGAAAGTGGGGTAAGTGAGATGAGTGACAAAGTAGCGATAATACGATCATTGCCTGGGTACGAGAATCATAAATACAGTGCGGGGTGCTGGATAATACATTTTGTTCCGGCACCCTGGATGGACATCGATGGAGCGATTATTGACGATACGCATTTTGATCGTGACATTGAGCGCGAGCGTAATTTTCGAGAAAAATTGATTCAACAACGAAATACTGTTCATGGCTGACGGCATCACGCACGCCCGCCATGCTACCCACGCCGCAGCCATTATCACGGCCGGCGCCATCGTTGCCGCCGCCGTGCATCCTATCGCGCTGGGTGTGGCTGTCGGGGCGTGGGGCGCAACACTCGCAGGGCCTGACATGGATCTGCACGTCAATACCGAGGACCGACAACGGGTGTGGCGCTACAACAAAGTGCTGGGCACGCTATGGGGCTGGTACTGGAAGCCTTACGACTGGATGAATGGCCACCGTGGCCGCAGCCACAACATTCCCGCCGGCACGCTTGACCGCTTCGTGTTGCTGTTCTGGTTGCCGGTGCTGCTATCGTGCTACCTGTGGCTGTCCTGGTGGCTACCGTTGTTCTGGGCGCTTGTGTTCGTGGGGCAATGCTGTGTGGATGCGGTGCATTTACGATTGGACGGGTTGCTATGATACCAACCGACGCTGACTGGCTCAAGGCGCAAAGGAGAGAAGCCGGGGATCATCGCCCCGGCTTCTTTTGTTTATTCCTCAATGCCGGCGGTTTGGTGTACCTGGCTGCGACGGTAGCCGGTTTTGCTTTCGGTGTAGTCGCGGGATTGAAACTTCATGATTTGTCCTTCTCCACCATTACGCAACTTTCCCATACCCATGACCGCCCTGGGTAGTGGGCATCTACCCACGCCTGCGCGTTGGCATCATCCGTGAGCCTGTTGCCCACGCCAAAAGCGTGAGTAGGCTCATGCTCAGCGTTCGTCCAGATGTGCTGGACATTCCAGGAGAAATCATTTGAGATGATGATCGTAGCGGGGCTGAGCCGACTAATACCATTTTCCCATTTCTGTGTTTTCGTGCTCATGATTCGTTCCTTCTCCACCATTAGCCGTGGTGGTCGGCATTGCCTATACTGCACACCCCAGACGCAACACCGGAGTGCTGCGCCAGGGCTTGAAGTTAGGCGGCTGTTACGTTCAATGCCTCGCTCAGCAGTTCGTTGACGCTGGCGTTGAACGACTGGCCACGTGCCAAGGCGTGGCCTTCGATGAGTGGCAGCAGATCCGGCGCTATCTTCGCTGACCGATGCACCAACGCTGGCCGCTTGCCTGGTCCCCGCTGCCCTCGCCGCCGCTTGGGGCCAAGGTTCTCGCCGTGTTCTGGTGGCGCTTGGCCCATTTGCTGGAGGGCTTCGTCGTATTCGTTCATGATACAACGTTCCCGTCTTCATCAACCCGCACATAGACTTTGTTGTAGCGAAGAGTTGCCATCTGTGCGTATCCCTGGCGTTGACCTTCGCTTAGTGTCATGTCCTGGGCGAGCCGCATAAAGGCATCGGCTTGGCGTAGGGTCTCTAGTGTTTCCGGCGTGCCATCAATTAACTTGGGGTATGTTGCTCGTGAGTCTGTGATTTTCATTTCGCTAGTTCCTTTCCCTTCATTCAATCCACGCCCACCCGTTACCGGGGCCGCTGACTCTACAGCAGTGAGGCCGGGGGCGACCTCCGCACGACTGGATTACTTCCAAAAATACTGAAACGCATTACGAGCAGCTTGTTGCTTCGTGGTATCCGTGCCGAATTTACCGGCTTTGATTGCGCTATCTAGCAGGCTGCATCCCATCATATCAACACCCTGTTGAATCAGGACTAGCGTCGCTTTTGCGCCTGCTTCGCTGAAGCCATATTTCTCAATCAAGCCTTTTACAACCATCCGCCCGCGCTGGGCGCTTTCGTTGTCATCCTCAGCGATACGACTAGCAATTTCGTTCTGGCTTGCATTGAAATCCGACATTTCCTGCGTCGTGTAGTTTTTGTAGCTGTCATTTTTGCGAATCATCTTTTTTCTCCCTTGCCTACCCGTTTTGCCTTGCCTTGATTTAATTGTACCACTAAAAGATAATGTTGTAAATAGGTTGGGCGACGAGTTTTTGCAATAGTGAATATCATTCAGTTATTGCGTTACTCAAAACAATGACAATGCTTCTCCTGGCAGCGCATACAGTTCATGCAAACCGGCTCATTGTTGCAGCCAGGTGCTTCACAAGGTTGCCAGAGTTGACCGTGAGGAATGTTGCCGGTTGCTTCTCTGGTCATGGCAGCTAGCTCATGCTGTAGTCCGCTAACATTGCCGTCAAAATTTTCAATGAGGTCTGACGCTGTCTTTCGTGGCCGACCGCCTTTTTTTCCGTTACTACGAGACGCCGCGGCCTTTGCGTCACTAGTCCTGCTGCCCAAGGCAGTAGCGGCGGCGGTCGTGTCGGGATGGGGTTGCAACTTATCCCAGCAACGGCGACTAGGAAACCAGTAGTAACCGGCGGCATTGATCGCCCTACGCGTCTCCGCTGTCAGTTGGCCGGATTGCGTAACCTGCACATCGATATACAGCGATTCAGCTACCGCCTTGCCGATGTGGTGTTTTGCTTGAAAGGTTGTCATCATGATTGGTTTATCCTTAGAAAAGAATTGCCCCACCGGGCTAGGGTGGGGCGGGTTGGACTAGCCCCGTTTCGGCCAGCCTTTTTTTTCGGCCTTTTGTGCAATCTTACGATAGGAATCGCAGTCGGCGGTAAATCGGTTAAGACTCGCAGGCAAATTTGCGGCCTTCTCAGTCGTCACATAGGTGATAATGCTGTCAGCGCGCTCCTGGATGCCGGCTGCATATGTTGTGCCATCAAACGCAGTGTAGCCATCGGGGAAAAGCGCTTTCACTTCGGCGGTCATCTCGTTTACCTTGGCAACGAATTCGTTAGTGGTCATTTTTGTGTGTCATCCCTTTCGTGTTACCGTTTTGCCTTGCCTATGTCTCCATTTTAACCTAACGTTGGGTTATTGTCAACCACCAATCTAGCCAATTCGCGCAATAGTGAATATCATTCATAATGAATTCCATTCACTGAATAATATTCATTGACAATTTGTCTCAATTGTGGTAGCATACGAGACATACACATAGCCTGACGAACCGCCTGATCTTCGACGCTCCGCCGCAAGTTTTTTGTTAGGCGGAGCGTTTTGTTTATGGTGTGGCGGCGTGGACGGTGACACGCAAAACGCAATTGGGAGTCGACAACGACTACACAGCGGTCTGACTGAGTGCTAATCCATACAGGCTATGTCAGTGCCGGTTCGATTCCGGCCCACACCAACACAAGGCATTATGAACAACGACAACAAACCGACATGGGTTGGCGACGTAATCGAATATGCGATGATCCTGGTGATGGCTGCTATTGTGATTTCGTCCATTGTGGAGTGGTGGGGATTATGAGTCTAGCAGGGTTCGACTTCCAAGCGCTAAACCGGCGCTATCTGGCACAACCGGCCAACGACGCCGCGAATTATGCTGTGAGCATTGCGGCAACTTATGAGGCGGTAGAATGAGTCGGGAAAGCAAGCGAACGGTAGCCAGCAAGATCAAAAAGCGGCTTTCAATGCTGGGCCCAAAATTCACAACAGGGTATCATCTAGCGGAGTTGGAAACATTGAATCAAGCGGCGGTAGATTGTGGAATACAGTTGCCAGACAATGCGGCGTTTGCCTTGCGACTACTGAGGGCAGCCGCAAGGCGTGAGTATATTATGCCGCCTGTGACGATTTATTCCGTCACCAGTTGCGACGGAATAAATTCAATTTCACCTTTGTCCAATTTGGGGTGACATGTTCTGCAAACTGGAATTACGTCAAGCCGATGACATCTATCATAACCAAGGTAATGATGGTAGTCGCGAGCTTGCTGATTGCAGATCACGCATTTGCAATACTTGGCAGGTGGCATCTTGTTTGATTTGATGGCATCACCAACCGCACGCCGTGCCGATGATTTGTCAGGATTATCTTTGGCGTACCATTTATGATTGTCATTGATTCTTCTTTTTACATCTGGCCGGCTTGTGTATTCTTTCACGGCTGCTTTGCGGCGGGGAGACTGGTAGTATCTTTTTGCTATCTCTTTTCCCTCTTGCGTCTTTGCGTATGCCTTGCTGCAATCCTTGCAGATGGATGGGACAGCGCCGTCTTTCATCACATAGAAATCGTCAAACGGTTTTACGGTTTCGCATTTCTGGCACTGCTTGAGTCCTTCGGAAAACAGGCGAGCGTATTCTTTTTTACTGCGCTTAGGAGCGTACGAAGATCTGCACGCCTTGCAGTATACGCTGTATCCGTCTCTGGTGGCTTTGTTCTTGTTGAACTCGCTGACATCTTTCTCTTGTTTGCATCTGAAGCAAGATTTCACTTGGTTAGGCATTGGCGACCTACTTTCATGGAAATAAAAAGCCCATCTTTCAACTAGTTGCCGAGGTCGCCAAACCATGCATTAGTTAAAAGATGAGCAAGCAGAACTATACCAGAAAATGAATTTCGGCACAACTAACAGCATGGTTTGGCTTCTGTATTATATCATATTTCAGGTGTAAAGTCAATGGTACGTATCAGTAAATGGGCGCAAGAATTCGGAATAACGGTGGAACCAACAGCCGGCCAACCTGGGGAAACCATCTACCGCGCCAAAGATATTTTTACCACCCGTGACGGTAGTTGGGAGCCATCCGATAAACCTGGCAGCGTGCCACAATGGGCGCGAGATGCTTATCTAAAGCCGATGAACCACCCGCAATATAACGACGATGGCGGCGCTGATCATCATTTGTTTGGGGCTGTCGCAGTCGATGGCAACCTTCAGCCGTGGGGGACAATCCACTACTACACATACACCGATGACCAGAACCATACCAACCAACGGGCCAAAATTCATGGGTGGGCTAACATCCCCATCTATGGACACAGCGACGTGCCGGGACCGTGGGCATGGTATCCCAAGAATCACAAGTCGGCTGATGTAGTCAAAGGCGGCGGTTTGCCTGATGGCATACATGTATCCTGGTTCGTTGTGTGGGAAGTGGTAACTTTGCCCACTGTCACGCCGCCGATTGACCCGCCGACCGTGCCGCTAACGTTGGAACAGCGCGTCGAACGCCTGGAACGGCTGTGGGAAGAAGCGCAGGGCGGCAAATGAGTCCAACGAGCGACAGCCACGTTACCGGCGTGGACGTGGAAAAAGTCAACGTGTCGAGCGGGGCCGCCGCTCAAAATATGAATTTTAGTTTTACGCCATCCGAGCCATCATTGCGACAACCTGGCGTGGTCTATACGATCCAGGAGATGTTCGCTACGATGGAGCGAAAATTAGATGAACACGGCCACCAGTTGCAGTCCATTTGGCAAAAGGTCGTGTCGATTGAGTTTGAGCAGTCGGCATTAAAACGAGAACTTGACGAAATGAAACATGCAAACGCGGAGACACACGACGCAGCGGAGAAGGAGCGCCACTATCAACTGGTGCTGTTGTTTCGTGCGCTAACTGTGGTTGCGCTGATTGTCATCATCGTTATGTTGGCGTGGCTCATCATTTCTCATTTGGGGGCATTATGAAACAAATTCGTGACGCATGGGCGTCGTCTAGCGACATTGTTCGCACCACGTTGGTGATCTGCGTGGCCATCGTGATCATCGTCGGCATCCTCTACGGACGTACCTACTTGGTCGTGACACCGACAACGCCATCGGAAGAGATGGATGTAGAGACACATGGAGATTGACGGATGAGACTAATTACCTGGATTGGCGACATTTACCGAGAGCATGGATACATTGCCGCTCTCGTAACGATCATTGTGCTGGTGGCGCTGGCCCTTGGCGTTTCGCTTTTGGCTGGTATCGACCTACGTGACATTGCCCGTTGGATTAGCGCGCTAGGATAAATCTGTGGCGATCGCACTAGAACAGACTGTAACCGGCTCTACACTGACCGGGAACGTAACTTTAACAAGCTGGACACCAGTCGCTAACGAACTGGTGCTTTTGTTCATCGCACAACGCAACGAGGCCATTGCGCCGTCAGTCAGCGGTAATGGGCTGACCTGGGTCGAAGTTGCCAATGTGGACAATGTGCAAGGGCAAAATGGTGTCAGTGTATGGCGCGCGATGGGTTCAAGTCCCAGCACCGGTAGCATTACTGTCACCCTGACCGGCAATACCTTTCCTGCGTTCGCGGTAGCGTGTCGCTTCAGCGGTGTTGACACTGGCGGCACAAATGGTAGCGGGGCCGTCGAATCGACTGGCACGGCAACTGGGCCAGCGGTTGATGACAATGACATGATGGTATCGGTCACGACCCTGACCGATAATGCATGGGCCATAGCCGTTGGCACCTACCGCAACAACACATTTACCGTTCCTGGAGACCAGACGGGGATCAGTACCGGCAATCTCGTAGGCAGTGGTGGTGATACAACTACCTGCTCTGTTTGGTACAAAGCTGTTGCAACAGCCGGCTCAACCACGTTAGGCGGCACAGATTGCTTAAGCGGCGCAGCAGACTGGTGCTGTATTGCCGTCAGCGTAAAGCCTGCTGTCACGGGCGTGAATGGCAGCCTGAGCGCAACGCTAGGGGCCGTCACCTCTTCCGCGGCCGGTACAGTCGCAGTCACGGGCGCATCTGCCCCAAGCCTGGGCGCTGTCATCTCTTCAGCCGCTGGGCAAGTCGCCAACAATGGCGCATTGGCTAAGACGTTCGGCAGCTTAACCGGCAGTGGAGCCGGGACCGTTGCCAACAACGGGGCTTTGGCTAAGACCTTAGGCGCGCTCACGGCCGCGTCGACCGGCGCTGTGGCAGTGGTTGGCGCAAGTAGTCCAACGCTGGGCGCGGCCACACTTAGCGCAGCGGGGACCGTCGCTACCAACGCCGTCACCGGCTTGGCGGCCATTACGCTGGGCGCTGTCACAAGCAGTGCAGCCGGCCAAGTTGCCAACAATGGCGCACTGGCTAAGACCTTGGGGGCCGTCGCAAGTAGTGCAGCCGGGGCCGTCGCTATCAGTGGCGCATCCGCTCCAACGCTCGGCGCCCTAGCCAGTAGTGCAGCCGGCACAGTCGCTGTGAGTGGTGCATTGGCTAAAACGTTGGGCGCGGTCACCACTACAGCAGCCGGTGTTGTTGCCATTGTGGGCGCAGCCGATGTTACGTTAGGCGCCTTGTCCAGTACAGCAGCCGGAGCAGTTGACGTTGTAGGTGCGGCCAATGTCACGCTGGGATCATTGGCGATTGCCGCTGCTGCAACGATACCGGCTGTTGGCAGTGCTGCTATTACCTTGGCGGCGCTGTCTATTACCGCTGATGGCGTGGCGCCGATTGCGGGTGTTGCTACCATTACGCTGGGCAGCCTTACCCTATCGGCGGCGGGTGGCATCACCAACAATGCAGCAGCGGCTATCACGCTCGAAACGCTGACCAGTGATGCAACCGGCGCTGTGGCGATTGCAGGCGCAGCGGATATAACGCTCGATGCGCTGACCAGCAGCGGTGATGGCTATGCATCAGCCGACTATGTAGGCGAGGCGGCCATAACGCTCGATGCGTTAACTAGCGTTGCAGCGGGGGAAGTGGCAATAGTCGGCCAAGCCGCTGTCACGTTGGGCGCTCTCATCAGCACAGCGGATGGCACGGTTGCCATTGTCGCCACTGCGGATGTGATACTGGACGCACTGTCCATCAGTGCCACAGGCGTGGCACCGGCGGATGGTGCGCTGGATACAACGCTGGATGCGCTGACACTGACCGCCACGGCGCAGAATCTGGTTGTGGGTAGTGCGTCAATCACGCTGGATGCACTTTCTCTTTTGGCAACTGGCGGCAATGCACCGGCAACGGGTGCGGCCAGTATTACATTAGGCGTGATGACACTATCGGCGGCAGGCGTGATTACAGCGCTGATTGCCGTCTATGGTACGGTACACGGCGTTACAGCCAGTGGAACCGTAGAAGGCGTGTTGAGAACAGGTTCAGTAAAGGGGACGTAGATCATGGCAGTTCAGCTCTCGGTAAGTGTAAGAAATGCTCGGTTAGATGCAATCGAATCGACGATCGGAACGGATGCAGTGTTGAAGATTCGCACAGGCGCTGCGCCTGCGGATGTGGCAACCGCTGACAGCGGTACAGTGTTGGCAAGTTTGACGCTGCCTAGCGACTGGTTAGCGGCGGCGAGTAGTGGCAGCAAGGCCAAAAGTGGCACTTGGCAGGATACTAGCGCAGACGGCACAGGCACGGCGGCGCATTTTCGCATTTATGCCAGTGACGGCACTACCTGTCACATGCAGGGATCGGTCACGGCAACTGGCGCCGGTGGAGATCTCACTTTAGACAACACCTCTATAAGTTCGGGACAAAGCGTGACCATTAGTTCGTTCAGTTTGACAGATGCAAACAGTTGATTACCGAATTGTAATCAACTGTTTGCATGGATTAGATATGTTTCCATGCTTTGCGGTGAACGATGCGGTGAATTGTTTGAGGTGTTGTGTTGTATTTCTTGGCAAGGTCGGACTGCGTCAGGATGCCATTAGTGTAATCCTGACGAATGGCTAAAACTTGGGATTGGGTCAGTGTCGAATGGTTGTTCTTTGCACCTAATCTCATGTCGTCCGTACTGATGGGGCCACCGGCGTTAGGCCAAGTTTTACCATGTACGATACTGTGAATAGTTTGGACTGCCACGCCGTATTGAAGGGCTAAATCAGAGAGATTGACCGAACCGGTATCGAATAGTGTACGAATCTCAACGATTTGCCTTTCTGTTAGCTTTGATTGGTGGTGATGTTCACCTTTACTGCCACCGCTTGCCCGTCCTTTACGTTGCATGTCACGATTGTTGTCGGTACGAGTGCCAAGAAAGAGATGATTAGGATTGACACACAAAGGGTTGTCGCAATGATGGCAGACACACAGATCTGCGGGTATCTCTCCAAAATGAATCATCCAGGATATACGGTGGGCACGTTCTGCTTTTCCGTACTTTCCGCCTGTATTGATGACACCATAGCCAAAATCGCGGGTTGCGCCAGTCCAAAGCCAACAGGTATTCGTTTTGTTGACATACTTCCAGAATCGCTGTTCGAGTGGTTGACGCTTTCGTTTGCGGCTTTTCTTAGAGGTGATTTCTGTGGTATGATTACACATGTCATTCGTTCCTTTCAACGTTTGACCAGGCCGGGGATTGCTTACGACAATCGCCCGGTATTTTCGTTTCACTCCTGTATTATACCACAGGTGTATGGAGATGTAAATCTATGGCACTAGCATGGGCAATTGCCGGGGCGCCCCGGCCATCGCAGGTTATTACCTGGCTACGAGGCGACAACGAACCAGAGAATCTAACCGGCGCTACCATGACCGGCAAAATCCTGTCACTCACGACTGGGACAGCGCGTGCCATTGTGGGCGCGCTGTCGGTTATGGATGGCGAAGAGGGTAGATTCTCCTGGGAGTACGATGCGGCGGACGTGGCCGATGCTGGGCGGTTCATGGTGCAGTTCACGGCAACCTTTGACAGTGAGCCGTCACCGGCGCGCACGATAGCATCTGAGTGGTTTGTCTACGAGGCGTTCTAATGGCCAAAGCGGAAAGCCAGAAACCGGCTGAAAACTGGAAAGAGATCTTCATCACGGCGCTGCTCAAATCAAGCAACGTGGCCGCCGCTTGCCGCAAAGCAAAGGTGAGCCGGACATGGGCCTATAGAGAGCGTGACGTTGACGCAGAGTTCGGCGCCGCTTGGGATGAGGCGCTAGACATGGCGCTAGACGATGCGGAGTCGGAAGGATGGCGCCGTGACAAAGGTTGACACCGGCGATTATGCCGTGACCTTTGACGTAGACACCGCCGGCACATGGTGGTGTGGGTTCTACAGTACCGGCACGGGCAAGGCTGCTAGTGACGATTACCGTGTTGACGTGCAGCCGAGCAAGCGCATATGACCACCGCTGGCGTCACCGCTGACGACCTGCGCGTCGTGGCGGCACTGTTGCTGTTCGTGCTGGTTGGGTTGACGTGGTACGTCAATGTGGTGAGGAGAAGTAAGTGATGCTGAATCATACAACTATTGATGTGGCGTTGCTTGTACTGCGCATTCATGGCGGCATAGGTAGCGTTGATTTTATGCCAGATGAGTAGGGCGTGAATCTCGCACTTGTTATCTAG